TTAAAAATTGAAAGAAGCAAAAACAGGAAATAGTTATAATAGCATAAAAGGAAGTAAAAATATGGGCAGCTTAAAAGAATTCGCATCAAAATTATTCGAAGGTGATGAAAAATCACTAGCACACGACGCAGCATCATCCGGTAAAACAGGTGCGGCTGTTCATCATGCAGCATCAGCACACGCTAAAAAAGTCTCAGGCGTTGCACCAGGTGTTGATCTTTTCGACAACGAACAAACTGTAGAATCACTTGAAGGTGAAGCTCTACCAGGCGTTGGCGATGCAGAAGAACCAGATGGTTGGGAAAATGCAGAACCAGGCGCTCTTGAAGAGAGTGTTGAAATTGATGAAGCTGCGCTTCTTGAAGCAGTTCGTGCATTAAGAGGGGGTAAAGCTCGCAAAGGTAAAAAAGTTGTTAAAGAGAGTCCAGAACTTGAAGAAGGTGTAACGATTTCTTTAGAACTTCCAGATGATCTAGAACTTGATGCTAGCGATGTCACTCTTTCTGTCGAAGACGAAGACGAAGACATGGATGACATGGAATCTGACGAAGAAGAAGAAGACATGGAAATGTCTGACGAAGAAGATATGGATGACATGTCTGACGACGAAGAAGAGGAAGAGGAAGTCGAACTAGATCTAGGCGACGATGAAGAAATGTCGATGGATGACGACGAAGAAGAGGAAATGGAAGAAGAAGAAGAAGAAATGGAAGAAGAAGAAGAACCTTCAATGCTCTATGGCGCAGCAGGCGCTACGAAAGAAAGTATTTATGAATCTGTTCTCCGTTCCCGTGCTTCCAAGAGAACCCGTCTTCTTGAATCCAAACTTCACAAAACAGTTCAAGCAGCTTCAAAAGTTAAGAAGCTTGCTGAATCTCGTAACAGAGAATTACAAACAATGAAATCAGAAATGGCCGAAACGAACCTATTCTTATCAAAGGTTCTATTACTTAACAAGTTCCTACAAAGAGAAGATCTTTCTCAGAAACAAAAGCAAGTAATAGTTGAACATCTTGATAGAGCACAAACTATCGCAGAGGCTAAGGAAATATACGTTAAAATTAAGAATAAGCTTAACGAGGCAGCAACAAGAGGTGCAGTTCGTACAGGAAGTGCATCAGCCCCAGTATCTTCTGGAGCAGCTTCCTTCAAAGTGATTTCTGAAAGTGCAAATCAAGCCAATGATATTGTACTAGGAACCCCAGAACGTTGGGCGCTACTCGTTAAGGGTCGCAAAGACGATTGATAATAATTTAGCCAAAGAAATAGTTTATAAATTTAGGAGATAATAATGAAAACGTTTACACTATCACAATTAGCAGAAGGCGTACACCGCCGCTCTCTTGGTGCTGACTCACCACGCCTTGTTAAGAAATGGGGCGCAACCGGTCTACTTGAAGGTCTTAAAGGCATTCAACGTGACAACATGGCTTCTCTTCTAGAGAATCAATGTGCAGAACTACTAAAGGAATCAAATGCTCTATCCACAGGTGGTGGTAGCTTAGTTTCCTCCGGTCAAGTAGTTGGCTTTACTAACGTTGCATTCCCAATCGTTCGTAGAGTATTCGCTGGTCTAATCGCAAATGAAGTTGTCTCAGTACAACCAATGAGCCTTCCAACCGGTCTACTATTCTACTTAGATTACACCTATGGTAACAACAATGGTGGCGATGCAGGCGTTACTCTTAGCGATTCAGCTTCAGCAGCAACCTATGCTCGTGGTCAATCTGTTTATAACAATCCACGCGGCGCAGGCGTTCGCTCTGGTTCACTTGCAACCGGTGGTCAATACGATCTAGTCGGCACTGGTTACTCCAAAGTTCACAAGAACTCAAACACCGTTCTTGTTCACTCTGGCGCAATGGGTGCATGGGAAGCAGGAACCAATGCCTGGGTTAACTACGGCGTAGTTTCCGCTTCCTCTGACTTCGGTGGTTACAATGCACGCTTCGTCAACTACGATTCAAAAGTTGAAGTTGATCTTGCTGAAAATCTTGTTGACTACTCCTTCCTATTCATTTCAGCTTCTTCAATCACCACTGCCATCTCCGGCGCTGATCTATTAAATCTAGATCAAGTTGCTCTATATGGTCTTGGTGGCACGGGTGGCGTTGGTGGTTCAACGCTACGTGCATGGGGCGAAGGATATCAAGGTGGTACGGGCATCCTAAACCTTCGTAAAGCAAATCGTCGTGGTAACTGGAATGGTTCTGTCTTCACGCCAGATCCACTCAATGGTACCCACGTACTATTTGTTCTACGTGTTGAAAATGCTACCTCTCCATCCTTCACCTCTGCTGGTTCCACAATCAACGCTTCCGGTTCTGCCGCAATCGCTGATTCACTATCAGTTAACTCCGATGGTTCAACGCTAACGATTCCATCCTTCGAATCAAACTTCGCTGTCGATGCTTCTCCAAAGATCCCAGACGTTGACATTCGTATCGAATCAACCAGCGTAACTGCAACGACCCGTAAGCTCCGCGCTCGTTGGTCTCCAGAAATGGCTCAAGACCTCACGGCATTCTACTCAATCGACGTAGAAGTTGAACTTACAAACATCCTATCCGAAATGATCACGCTTGATATCGACCGTGAAATCCTTAACGACCTTCTTACGCAAGCTGGCGCAGCAAACCTTTACTGGTCCCGCGCTCCAGGTAAGATCGTTAACAAGTTCACTGGTGCAGAAGCTCTACAAAGCTCCGCATTCGCTCCAGGTCCACAAGCCTTCGTCAATATCCAAGAATGGTATCAAACGCTTGTTGAAACCGTTACGGACGTTGCAAACACCATCCACAAGAAGACCCTACGTGGTTCCGGTAACTTCGTCGTTACCTCACCAGACGTATGCACGATCTTCGAACACATGGTTGCTTACAAGCCATCCTACCGCCTCGATAGTGATGGTCAAGTTCGTGACAGCATGACCGTAGGTGCAGAATCTGTCGGTACGCTTAACAACAGATACACCGTTTACAAAGATCCATATTTCCCAGCCAACAAGATCCTTGTTGGTCTTAAAGGAAATACCTTCCTTGAATCCGGTTATATCTACGCTCCATACGTTCCACTAATCCTTACCCCAGTCATCTACGCTCAGGAGGATTTCACGCCCAGAAAAGGAGTGATGACTCGTTACGGCAAGAAAATGGTTCGTTCGGATTTCTACGGAACCGTTACGGTCCTTGACCTCTCACTAATCTGAGAAATCTCCCTATAAAATAGGGGTCTGAGAAGGGGCAGCAGAAACGCTGCCCTTTTTCTTTTTCTTTTTCTCAAGTTATACAAACCCTTAATGACAATGTACAGTATGATATAAGAGGTTTGCATGACAACTGATACTAATTGTAAAATATGTAATGAAAATTTTCAAACACTAAAGGGATTATCAACCCATATACAATATAAACATAAACTTACATCTGAACAATATACAATAAAATATATTCATGATGAAATTCGTCCGCAATGTAAATTGTGTTCTGAATTTACAAGATACGTATCATTTGAATTTAAAGAATATTGTAAAGCCCATACCAAGGAAGCTTGTTCTGCGGCAGGTAAAACCGGTGGCAAAATAAAGAAAACTTGGAACAAAGGATTAACTAAAGAGAATGATGTCAGAATATATAATCAATCTTTATCGGTTGCTGGTTCTGCAAATCATTTCTATGGTCGTAAACATACAGAAGATACTAAAAGAAAAATTTCTATATTGAAAACAATATCAGAGGATGAATTTAATAAAAGAATTGAATTGAGATCGAATGAATTTCGTTATTTATCAGATTACCAATCTTATACTAATAGACAGCATACAAAATTAAAATTAGAATGCATTAAATGTTTTGGTAAACAAGAAAAGACGCTGCAAGCATATGAGCGTGGGGGTTTGTGTATATTTTGTTATCCTTTTATGGTTTCAAAAGATGAGATTCAAGTTGGAAACTATATAGAAAGTTTAGGATATCTCATTAAACGTAATAACAGAACTCTTATTTCTCCTAAAGAGCTAGACATAGTAGTTTTGGATAAGAATTTTGCTATTGAGTATAATGGATTATATTGGCACGATGTAGAAAAGGTTGGAAAGAATCACCATCAAGAAAAGACTAAAAAATGTAGAGAGATAAATTATTCTCTTTTTCATATCTTTTCTGATGAATGGGAGAATAAATCTGAGATTGTAAAATCTATGATATCTAGCCGACTAAGATCTAACAATATAGAAAACATTGATGCAAGAAAGTGTTCTGTAGTAGAGATCAAACCTCAACAGGCTCATAAATTTTTTGATTCATCGCACATTTCAGGGAATGTTCCTGCTAGCAAATATTTTGGATTAGAATATAGAGGAGATATTGTAGCAGCCATTTCATGGAGAATTCCTCAGCAAAAGAAGAAATGGATCAAGAATAATCCTGATGTTATTGAGATAGCGAGATATGCTAATAAATTATATACGAATGTTCGAGGAGGCTTTAGTAAACTGCTTAAGCATTCTATTAACAACTGGTTAGTTCCAGAAACAAAATATAGAAGAATAATAAGTTATTGTGATTTAAGATTTGGGTATGGAAATGTTTATCTTCAATCTGGATTTTCTTTGATTAAAGAAGATACTGGTGTTAACTATTGGTATACTGATGGTAAGGTTAGATATCCCCGCTTTAAATTTCGTGCTACAAAAGATAAAACAGAAAAGCAGGTAGCAGAAGAAAATAAGGTTTGGAAAGTATTCGGCTGTAGTAATGCTCTCTATGAGAGAGTCATATAACTTTATTTATAAAATGATATAAATTTTATTTTTCATGTTGAATTATATTGACATGAGATTGTTTAATATCATTTTATCATTATTAATAACTTGTTGTACTCTCTATCCAGAAGATATACCTGATGCATCTATTGATGCATCGTTTGATATTCCTAGCTTTGTATGTGCTTTTGATGCGGGGATAGAAGATGATTTTAATAATTGTGGAGCATGTGGATATTCTTGTCCTTATTCAATATCTGATCGATGTATAGGGGATGAATGTAGATGTGGCAATTCTCCTCCATGTGATTCTTTAATGGAAGAGTGTAGGTTTGGTGTATGTAGACCATATGATCCTGCTGGTGCTATTTGTGAGTTTGATGAGGAATGTGGTCGTAGTGGGTCTGGATTTGGTTGTATTCGTGGGAGATGTTCTCGTATAGATTGCACTCCGGAAATATGTGATAATCTTGATAATGACTGTGATGGGGATATAGATGGGGATAGTAGAGGTCCGTTATCAAGATGGTGTTATGACAGGGAAACTCCGGCGGACATAACAATATATCCACCTTGTCGAAGAGGAGTACAGGTTTGTTCTCAGGGAGACTGGGCAGTATGTTTAGATTCTATCTCACCTGTTGATGAAATAGGGACATATGGTTGTGACGGCATAGACAATGATTGTGATGGTTGTATTGATGGGGTTATGATTGCTGGCGAGTGTTTACGTTTATCAAATGATGGTTTTGATATAGTTTATGCTATTGATACTTCTGGGAGTATGTCTTCTGAGATAGATGCAGTTAGGGATGCTACTGCTGCCTTTACTACAAGCTTTGCTTCTGAAGCAAGTTTTAGATTTGGTCTTGTATTTGTTCCAGGGCATATTGATGGACAAGCAGAACTGATTAGTCCCTTGGTTCCATTTTCAACCTTTAATTCTGTATTGAGTAGTACATCATTTAGTTTTAGTGTTGGACAGGAACCATCTTATGATGTTGTCTATCTTTTGGCAACCGAGTCTATACCAATAGGATGGCGTAGAAATACAATTCGTATAATAATATTATTTACTGATGAAGAAGGGCAGAGTTGGGTTACTCCTCCAATAACTGAGGGTAGAATGTGCGCTTCTCTTACTCACGGTGAAGTATTTGCTGCTGTGATTGAAAGTCTATATGTGCCATCATTTGATGATTGTGCGATAATTTTTAATTTAACAACGGATCCTGTTGAGATGGCAAATTCATTGGCGACAATAATAAGA